TCAATGTGTTGGTGCGAGCATCTCCGGGGTCCTTTCCTGCCTGATTTTGTGGCTCTGGTCATGGTCGGCTTCCCGGGATTGTTCCAATTCAATGGCGAAAAGTTCGGCGGCATGACGGCCTGCCTGCGTCCTGTCGTCTTCGATGACTGCGGCTATTCGCCGAAACAATTCCGACTCGAAGCCACCTACATTGTTCGAGGCGTTCGGCCGCGCCAGTCGCGCACCGCCATCCAATCTGATTGCGGATACGTAGAACTCGTCTTCGTAGTCGGCTCCTGCCGATCTTAATTCAGCGCGCCCGTATAATAGCAATCCGGTTTCCCAACGATCGCATAGGCGGATGCTGAGTTCATCGAACGAATATTCGCAGGAAAATTCCGGAGCGTACACTGTCATTCCCCCCATCTTGGCCCCTATCTTGGCAATGCCGGTGTCCCTCAAGGCATCTGCCCGAGCGATGATGAAAGCATTCGACTTCTCGGCATGAATGACATTCTCCCTTCGACGGCTTAGCAGCCTTATCAATCGTTGCGCCTGGCACGTCCGGTTTCGCTGACTTCGGGCTGGATTTTGCGCTGCCCGGGCTCATTCCATTCAGGACCAATGGCTCTTATCGATGAGATTGGCATTCAACATGATATATGTCAACATTATTTATGTTTGTTTGTGTGCCTGGAACACCAAAGGTGTTTGTATCCCATATTGCTTTCTATTTGCGGGCAATGTGACCGCAGATTCGGCCAATAATGGTCAGTCGATCCAGTTCGACGGTGAAGGTCTCTAGCGCTGGATTATCGGAAATGATCTTGACCTGGCCCGGATGGGTGAAGGGAACTCGCTGCAGGCGCTTGATCTGCGGTTCGGTATAGCCATCGCTGATCGCGTAAACCGTATCGGTGGTCATTTGGTTCTGCGAGAGATCGACGATGACGCGATCGCCCGGCATGTAGGTGGGCTGCATGGAATCGCCGACGACTTCCATGATAATCGTATGGTTCGGCGAAGCTTTCGCCTCGTTTCGCAGATAGCCGGTGGGGATGAGCCATTCCGCGACGATCTTGTGTCCGGCCACATTGCCAGCGCCAACGGGGAGATTGATGACTTCGCCGACTATGCCGCTACCGGCGCCAAGTTTGACGTCCACTTCCGGTGTTGCGCCTTCGATCTGCGGCTTCCAGTGTTCGCGGCTGTAGCTGAGTTCGTCGCCGCTCTCGGCAAATCCATCCTGATCCTGCTCGTCGGGGTCGAATGACATGACGATGTTCGCTGTCGAGCGCGCGGCTTTGCGTAGGCCTTCACCAGTCAGCAGATAGGCGGCTGTCGTGCCGAATTTCTTGGCATAGCGATTGGCGACTTCGGCGCTGAATTCGTTCTGACCATTTTCGTGTGCGCGATAGGTGGACAGGCTCACGCCCAGCGCTTCTGCCGCCTTCGTGGCTGATGGATAACTTGCGGCTTCGCGGGCCGCTCTTAGTCGTTCGCCCATGGATTTCTGCATCTCTAGACCCTTGCAAAATTTCCGACATAAATCATGTTGACATCGTCATTATTATCAACATAATTCGTGTCTATCAAGCGGGCGGCGGCATAATCCGCAGCTTGGCTGTCAAAGGGATCAACGCTGCATATGGCAGGTGATGTTTTGGGGATGAAGGCATGGTCACAGGCAGTAGGAGGAGAACGGCAGCTTTTCGCACAGGATATTTCGATCGCTTCTGGGGATGCCCTGGCTGCCTCCGAATTCTGTCGATCGCAGAGATTATCGAGCTGCATTGCGAGGCTTGTGATGCAGCCGTCGAGCCGGTGGAGATGGCAGAGGCGAAGTCCGCAATGCAAGCAACCGAGTAGGAGACATTGTCATGATCGAAATGCTTCAGGGCCTTCTCGCTTGCACCGGCGCCGCATTGTTTTTCGTCGCCATGGTGATCGCGGTGAAGTCGGTTATTTCGAAGTCGCCAATGCCATCCCGCGAGGATGAAGATTCCGGTGCTCCGGAGGGAGATCAATTTCACTTCCGCATCGTTGAAGACCCATGCTCGAGCTCAGGTAGCCGGCACGACCGATGAAACTTCGCAGGCGGCAGGCGAGCACTGAAACATAAAAATCCAATCGGAAACTCTACAGATAGACCTGGCCGAGCGAGCCGGGGGAGGTTGATATGAACGCATTTCAAATCGGAACAGAAGCCATTCCCGGCGGCCATCTCGGCTGGATTCGCAAGGTTCACCGGGCAACAAACGAGATCCTCCGGGATAGTCGGGGTGAACCGATCGTCTTTGCGACGCAGGATGCGGCAAAGGCTGCGGCCGGCGAGGCGATGGTCGCCTATCTCAATACGCCGATGCTGCGTGACGGAGCACGGGTCGAGGCCCTTTCCAAGGCGGAAGCCTTCTTCAAGCCCAAACCGGCGAACATTGCCGGTGCGACCAAAGGCGTCATGTGATCCCACGAGAATGGATGAGGCATCAAATTCACCAACGAAAGGAGCTAAACTGTCATGACCAAAGGCAGGCTAGACCTTCTTCTCGATGGGCTCGGCATCAAGCTGGTTCCTGTCCATCGGCGTCGGGCGCCCGCGGAGAGCCATGCGCGCGGTACGATGCAGGAAATCCGAGGTCGCTATGGCGATGGCCATCTGGTCTTCGTTCTGAGGTGTATCCGGCAGACTGGAGGCAATCGCGACGAGCTCTGGTCCGACACGATCGGCGCGGTCTCCGATGTTCTTGCACAACGCCAGGATTGGGCGCTGCAGCGTCCAGGCGATCTCTTGGGTGCCTTCGACGATATCGCGCTCGCGACATTGCGAACGGATGCGGTGGCGCGGCGACCTTGGCCCGTTCGGGCGACATTGCGCACGCTTATTTATCAGGAATTGGAGAAACGACTTGATGCACCAGTCCGCCTTGCCGTTTGACGACCTGTCCCATAGCGCGGCCGAGATCGCCGACTTGAGCCTGATCATCCGTGCACGTTTCGTCGAGGCTGCAGACACGATGGTTCATCTCGATGTGCGCGGCGTCCGGCCTGACAGGATGCGAACGCTCTGGCCGGAGGTTTTGCCCGAATCGATGGATCATGCCGATATCCGCATTCGCTATCGTCCGAGTGCTGCGGCTATCAGCCGGGCAGAGGAGGTCTTGCAAGAATGGCTGCGCGTTCATGTCGGAGACGACGAGCGGCGTATCCTGCTTTCGCGATGGTCCATTTGCCTTGCCGCGCCTTATATTGCCGGTTCGTTTCGAGATTTCTGCGCTCGGACCGGACGCGTCCGGCGCACGGCCGAACGGCGCATTCAGAGCGAATTCCAGACGCTCGCCGGCGTGCTTCTCGCTGCCTCACCCATGCTACAGGAGCCGGATTGGTCGCGCATATCGCCGATGATGCCAAATGTGCCCGGCGGGCTCGATCGGGTAAAGCCTAAGGCGCCCAAACATGAAACACATTGGCTGCCGGATGATGCACGGCCCGTCTTCGATGCGGCAAGTTCTGAACTTGCCGAACTGGCTAAACGATTGGAGCGCGGGAACCGCCGGCGCGCCAGGATGAAAGTCTAGTCTCAGCGGCAATGCGGTCCGAACCCTCATTATCGCTAAATATCTCCGGCCGGTGATATCTCTATTCGAAGGCAAAGACGCCGGCTGGGCCGGTCCTTGTTGTATCCTTGCCGAAATCCGAGACCGCGTATTCTGCGAGAAGCCGAAGCCGTACCGTCGGCAGATGAGCGCGCCATGGATCGCCGATCAAAATCGTGATTCCTTGCGCCAGGCAGCGATCCAGAAATGCTATGACACTCTCCGCAAGTGCTGCGTCATAGAAAAGATCCCCGATGCATATGACGTCGACTTCAGGCGGCTCGCCTTTCGTCAAATCAGCGCGTATCGCATCGATCACCACGTGATTGAGTGTCGTATTGAGTTCGATTGCCGAGATTGCGTAGGGATCGACGTCGGCGGCATATACTTTCGCTGCGCCGGCCTTTGCTGCTGCAATCCCCACAATTCCTGAACCGGCGCCAAGATCAAGCACATGGCGACCGGCCACGCTTTCCGGCCTGTCGAGAAGATAACGGGCCAGGACCAGGCCTCCGCTCCAGTAGTGTGCCCAGTAGGGCGAGCCGAATTGTGGATCTCGTTCCGCGAGGCGCCGTAACCCGCTTTGTGGGTCTGCTTTATGCAGGTGAATATCCGGAATGCCGGGAACGGGCCGGACCGGGAGATTAGCGGTGATAAATGGCCGAACCCAGTCCTGGTCCACGCGATCATCCGAACTGCTGTTTCGTTTTGCCGAGATTCCTATTGGCCGGTCTTTGCGCATCTTGGGTATTTTCGCGAATTGAGGGTTAGATCGTTTAATTCGTCGGACTGGAGGATCCGATATTTACGTGAGATTTCAAGCCGTTATTTGTGATCTCCGTCAAAGTCCTCATTCCTTGCGCGGTGGTCGGCCTTCAAGGGTGTCGCCAACTGGACCGTTTTGGGGTATCTATTTTGACATGATGAGAACAGTTGCAGCGACGCACTGACGATCGCAAGCGATGTTTCGAACCGCTTGTTTTCTTTCAAAATTCCATCGGAAATCTGAAGCATGACCAATGCCGACAAGCCGGTCGCGCCGCGCAAATCGCGTGCGCGCCGTCGCAAGGCCGTTTCCGCCGAAGACACGCCGCTTGATTACATGCTGAAAGTGATGCGTGACGATGAGGCGGATCAGAAGCGGCGCGATGAAATGGCAAAGATAGCGGCCTCCTATGTTCATCAGAAACCTAGCGAGCGCTCTGGCGCCGGGGCCAAGGGAGGCCGCGGCGTCACCATCGACTTAACCAATGCCACGGATGAGCAGCTTGCGATACTCGAATCCCTCTTCGGTCCGCTTGCCGGATCCGGCGACGATGATAGCAGCAATCCAGGGGGAGAAGGCGAGGCGGAGCGCTGAGCGCCAACGGATCGAGGGCGCCGCCCGGATTGCCTTGGATGCCGAACGAATTCGGGCCAACTGCCAATCGCTGACGGGATTCGTTCGGGAGGCCTGGCACGTTGTCGAGCCCTCCGTTGACTATGTTCATGGCTGGCATATCGATGCCATCTGCGAGCATCTTGAGGCAGTGACCACAGGTGAGATTACCCGGCTATTGATCAATGTCCCGCCGGGCACGATGAAATCGCTCCTATGCGGCGTCTTCTGGCCAGCATGGGAATGGGGGCCGAAAGGCAGATCGCAGCTGCGTTATCTCGGAGCCTCCTACTCGGAACATTATGCCAAGCGCGACAACAGGCGCATGCGCGATCTCGTCGCTTCCGAATGGTATCAGGCGCTGTGGGGCGATCGGGTCAAGCTGACGAGAACCGGCGAGATGGCTTTCGCCAATACCCACACGGGTTCGCGTCAGGGTGTGCCGTTTTCGAGGTTGACCGGCGGTCGCGGCGATCGTGTCATCATCGACGATCCGCATTCAGTGGATGGGGCTGAATCCGAGGCAGAGCGTCTGTCTACCGTTCGGACATTTCGTGAATCCGTGCCGACGCGCCTCAACGATCCTCAGCGCTCGGCGATTGTCGTCGTCATGCAGCGGCTGCACGAGGCGGATGTATCCGGCACAATCCTGGCGCTCGGGCTCGGTTATGAGCACCTGATGCTGCCGATGGAATTCGAACCAGAGCGCCGTTGCCGCACGTCGATTGGATTTGTCGATCCGAGGACGGAGGAGGGCGAACTACTATTTCCGGAGCGTTTTCCTCGCGGGGTTGTCGAGCGAGACAAGGTCCCGCTTGGCTCTTATGCGGTCGCCGGCCAGTTCCAGCAACGGCCGGCGCCACGTTCCGGTGGTCTGTTTCAGCGCGGCGATTTCGAAATCGTCGAGGCGCTGCCTTCCGGTGCAAAGCGTTGCCGTGCATGGGATTTCGCCGCTTCGAAGGTGCGGCCTGGTCGCAAGCCTGACTGGACCGTTGGTTTGCGGATGGCTTTGGTCGGTGGTGTTTTCTATGTCGAAACCATTGCGCGCGGACGCTGGTCGCCCGCCGAGGTCGAGCGCAATCTCAAGAACGCGGCATCCCAGGACGGGCCGACGGTGACGATCCGGATGCCGCAGGACCCCGGCGCGGCCGGCAAGGCTGATGCGGAAACCAAGATCAAACTGCTCGCGGGTTTTCCTGTGAAAGCCATATCTCCGACCGGTGATAAGGCGACGCGCGCCAAGCCAGCATCGGCGCAGGCAGAGGCGGGAAACGTCAAGCTTCTGCGAGGAGACTGGAACGAGGCATTTCTCGATGAGGTCTGTGCCTTTCCGAATGGGCAGTTCGACGATCAGGTCGATGCGTTTGCCGATGCCTTGAACGAGCTCGCACTGAGTTCCTCTTTCAGCTTCACGAATTTCTAGGCTCGCTGGCGCGGGTCTTTCATCACATCGCTATCAAAGGACAATCCATGGGGCAGGTATTCTCGATGGTTCGCGACGGCTTGGTGAGCCTTGCATCCCGCATGGGCACCGAACGCGACAAGGCGGCATCGGTTTTCTACACGCAGCCGATCCTGACGGACGAGCAGATCATCGCCGCCTATCGCGGTTCCTGGCTGCCACGCAAGATCGTCGATATTCCGGCGCTGGATAGCTGCCGGAGATGGCGGAACTGGCAGGCTGCGAGCGATCAGATCGGATTGATCGATGCCGAAGAGCGTCGCCTCAATCTACGCGGCAAAGTGCTGGAGGCATCGACGAAGGCGCGCCTTTTCGGCGGCGCAGCGCTGTTCATCGGCTCTGAGCACGCCGATCCTGCACTGCCGTTCGAGATGGAGCGGATCGGTAAGGGTGGTCTCAGGCACCTGACCGTCCTGACGCGCCGCCAATTGGCTGCTGCAGATATCGACAGCGATCCAGCTTCCGAATGGTACGGCAAGCCGAAATTCTACACGTTGACCGGTGCCAATGGCATGCAGGTGACCATCCATCCATCGCGGCTCGTCATTTTCAAAGGGGCAATGACGCCCAACGAAGGGTTGGGTGGGCTGGGCAACCATGCCTGGGGTGAAAGTGTGCTGGCCGCGACCTTCGACGCAATCAAGAATGCCGACAGCACGGCGGCCAACATAGCCAGCCTCGTCTTCGAGGCCAAGATCGACATTATCAAGGTCCCGCAATTCTCTGCCAATATCGGCAATCAGGCCTATGAAGATGCCGTGCTGCGTCGCTATGCGCTCGCCAACACCATCAAGGGGGTCAACGGGACGCTGATCCTCGATTCCGAAGAGGAATACGACAGCAAGAGTGCCCCGCTTTCCGGCCTCACAGATATTCTGATGGCCTTCCTGCAGATCGTTGCCGGCGCGGCCGACATTCCGGTCACGCGATTGCTTGGTCAATCGCCGGCGGGGATGAATGCGACGGGCACCGCCGATATGAAGAATTATCATGACCGGATCCAGGCGATTCAGGAGCTCGATTATACGCCGGCAATGTCCCGGCTTGACGAGTGCCTCATCCGTTCTGCCACTGGTACGCGCGATCCCGCCATCTACTCGACCTGGGCGCCGCTGGAACAGATGAGCGAGAAGGAGAGGGCCGATATCTTCAAGACGAAGGCAGAAGCTGCGCGGGCCTTGTTTGGCTCAGCTCAGGGAGAGGAGATCATTCCTCGCCCGGCGCTCTCGGAAGCTCTGTTGAATGCTTTCGTGGAAGATGGGGCGCTGCCCGGACTGGAGGCGGCGGCAAAGACAACCGATCAGCCGGGCGACGATCTCAAGCAATCCGAAACGGATGCTGACACGAGCCAACAACCCACTGCCGTGTAGTCGCCGGCAGATCCGTTTCGCCATGGCGAGCGGCTTTCACCCGAACCAGATTGGCCTTGGCCAGGAGAAATCCCAAATGAATTTCACAGACACTGTCACCGTCGCTGGAACGCGGCGGACCGGAGACGGCTATCTTGTCGCCGACGCCCGTATCGCCCGTACCGGCATTCAAATTTATGCTGGCGCTGAGATCGGCAAGCCTGAGATGCCGGCCGTGCGCGTCTATCGCCCCGGAGGTGAGGTCTTTTCCGAAGACACGCTGAAGAGCGCCGCTCACCGGCCGGTGACAAACGAGCATCCGCCTGAAATGGTCACCTCGGAAAACTGGAAGAAATATGCCGTCGGCCAGACCGGGGACGAGATTGCCGGCGAGGGCATCTTTCTGCGCGTGCCGCTGATGGTTAGCGACGAGGACACGATCCAGGCCATCGAAAGCGGCAAGCAGGAACTGTCGGCGGGCTATGTCTGCGATGTCGATTTTACGGCGGGCGTGACGTCTGCCGGCGAAGCCTATGACGCCGTTCAGCGAAACATTCGCATCAATCATATCGCCATTGTGCGCCGTGGCCGTGCGGGTTCGAAAGTCCGCATCGGCGATGCAGCTGCACCGTGGGGCTGCTCTCCTCTCGCAGCCCCACGCCCCCTTTCCGATGACAAGCAAAACAAGGAAGGAATGATGTCCACGAAGACAATCACGATCGATGGCATCGAGATCGAAGTCCCCGATCAGGCTGTAGAAATCATCACGACACTGCGGCAGCGCCTTGCCGACGCGGAGGTCGGCCATCAGAAGGCTATCGCGATCCGCGATGCCGAGCTTGATACGCTGAAAGCAGCTCTTCTCGACGAAGCGGAGATCGAGCGCCGAACGCAGGCGCGCGCCGATCTGATCGGCCTTGCCAGGGCGATTGCCGATAACGTCCAGACATCCGGGCTTTCGGACACTGCGATCCGCAAGGCTGTCGTGATCGCCAAGGCCGGCGAGGGCGCAGTCGAGGGCCGATCGGACGCCTATATCGATGCGCGCTTCGACATGCTGGCCGAAGGGCTGCGCAAGAAGCCGGATCTTTTTGCTGAAGCCATCAAGGACGGCATCAATCCGACGCAGTCGTCCACATCCCCAGCCTTTGCCGCTTACGCCGCCATGGTGCGCGATCTCGAGTGCGCGCATCTGGCCGCCAACCCCTCTTAACCAGGTCAACGAAAAGGAGACGCTTCAATGGCGACTTATCAGACTACCTATGGAAACGCTCCTCGGAAGGGCCTGCACGGGCAGATCGCTTCCGAGGAAAAGGCCAACAGGATCAGCCGCACGGTTGAAGCCGCCGCCGGCATCAAGTTCGGCCAGCCCGTTCAGCGCGGCCTTGCCGATCATGGCGTGACGCCCTTTGCAGCCGGCGGCAAATTCATTGGTATCGCCGTGCTGACGCCGAATGTGCTGCCCGACGTGGCGCCGGCCGGTGGTTATGCCCAGTTCGTCACCGGCGCATTCCTGACCTCCGGTCAGATGTATGTGCGGGCCGGCGGCACGGTCTCGGATGGTGATGCCGTCTATTACAACCCGACGACGGACGCCTACGTCAACGCAGCCGGCACCGGCATCGTCGGCCCCATTCCCGATTGTTTCTTCGATACGAGCGGCAGCAACGGCGACATCGTCGAGATCTCGCTCAAGCACAGGAGCGCCTAATCCATGAGCCAATTCGTTCGACAGCAGTTTGCCGACGCCCAGGCCGCCTATTCCTTCGTCATCGCGCAAGGGCGCAATATCGAGACGCGCATCTACCAGCGCCGCTATCCGACCCTCAACTACGGCCTCCATGTCCCGGTCGTCACCGAAGGCAATGAATGGGCCTCCGGCACGACCTTCTTCACCGTCGACAGCGCCGGTGAGGCGAAGTTCCTTTCCGCCGCCGGCACCGACATGCCGTTCAACCAGTCGACCCGCGACAGCGCCAGCCATGATTTCGCAATGATCGGCTCGGGCTGGGAGTGGAATCTCGAGGAGGTCAATCAGGCCGCGCTCTACAATCTCGATCTCAACGCTTCCAACGCCATCTTCGCCGCCGATAAGATCGAACGCCTGCTCAATTCCGTCGCCATGACCGGCTCGATGGAAAAGGGCTGGACCGGTTTCGTCAACGATCCGAAGGTGTCGCGCGTCGATGTCGCTGCCGATGGTACGGGCGGCTCGACCCACTGGTCCGCCAAGACGGCCGATCAGATCCTGCGCGACGTCAATGATCTTATCGGCGGCGTGCGGCAGCGGACCGGCGAAGTCGAGTGGATCGACAGCCTGCGCCTGCCGCCGGAAGCCTTCCGTCTGATTGCCACCAAGCGGCTTGCCGACGGCGACGGCTATATCACCGTGTTGGACTTCCTGCGGCGCGGCAACGTCTACACGGCCGAGACCGGGCAGCCGCTCGACATCCAGCCGCTGCGCGAGCTTGCGACCTCCTCTCAGGATGGCGGCGGCCGCATGGTCGTCTATCGCCGCGATCCGGAGGTGCTGCGTTTCCATCTGCCGATGCCGCGCCGTGTGCTGCAGCCGCGTCAGAAGTCGATCATGAGCTTCGAGACGGGCATCATCGCCCGCACCGGCGGCACCGAAGTACGCCTGCCGGCAGCCATGGCCTACGGCGACGAGATCACGGCTGCGGCCTGACGCTGACATCCCTCTCTCCGTTTCATGCGGGGAGAGGGTTTTTCTTTCCAATGATCGATATCGGAGCTTTCATGTCCGCTTCCTTTTACGGCACGCTTGCTGCCGCGGATGCCTATTTTACCGATCGCGGCAAGGCGGGCTGGGCTACTGCGAGCGATAGCGATCGTCTGGCGGCGCTGGTGCGCGGATCTCAGGCGATCGATGCTCTCTACGAGCCGAGATTCACCGGCCGGCGGGCTGGCGGTTATGATCAGGTACTCTCCTGGCCGCGTAGTGAAGCAACGACGGTCAATGGCGAGCCGGTCACCGAGAACACATTGCCGCTCGCCGTGACCTATGCGGCTTATGAAGCGGCGGCACTTGAGCTTTCGGAACCCGGCAGTCTGACGCCGGTCATCGTTGCGGCTCGCACGGTCAAGCGCGAGAAGGTGGGGCCGCTGGAGACGGAATATGTCGTTGCCGATACGAGCGATGACATGATCGCCTCCGCAAGGCCGGTACTGACCATGCTCGACGGGCTGCTCTATCCACTCCTGCGTCCGGTGCTGCCGGGCATTCTGGTGGTGTGATGGCTGCTTTCGATTACGACAGGACGCGAGCGACCGCCGCGCGGCTGATCGCCAGGTTCGGCCAAAAAGGCAGTCTGCGGCGCATCACGAATACGGGGCCGGACTATGATCCGGTGCAGACGAGCGAGGATTTTCCAAGTTCGTTCGTCGATCTCGATCGGAGCCAGGTGCATGTGGCTGACACGCTGATCCAGCGTGGGGATCGCATGGTCTACCTCTCGACCGAGGGATTGTCGATCACGCCGACATTGGTCGACAAGGTGCTGATCGGCGGCGTCGAATACGCGATCGTCGATATCCAGCCGCTGTCGCCGGGTGGGACTGTCGTCTTCTGGCAGCTGCAGGTGCGGCGATGACGGCGATTGTTCGTTTCAAGACGATCCTCACGCTTTGGCTGCTGTCGCGGGTCATCCTGCTGCTCAATCGGGTTTCACCATTGCCGGGGATTGAGAGGAGTGACGTGGCAAAGGCCGAATCCCGAACGGCCAGACCTGTGGTTCGTGCCCGTTACGGCCATCTCACCCTTCTCAATTTCGAGCGGCGTGGCTCTTCACCGGGCGACGCTGCCGATGACGCATAACGTATCAAGGGGCAATCGACATGGCTTCCTCGAATTTCTCCACCGATATCGCAGCCTGGGCCGAGCGGACCAAGAAGCGCATGGAAGAGGTGGTGAACCTCTCCACGCAGCGGCTGGCCGAGGCGATCGTCGAGGCGACACCTGTAGCCTCCGGCGAACTTGTCAATTCCTTCCGTGTCTCAGCCCCGCCACGGCAAAGCGGGGATGCGGAGGAATCCAATGAAGGCCAATCGGTCAATCTGGCTGGTCTCGGCGTGCCGTTGGGCGGTATGATCCATATGGGCTTTTCCGCACCGCACGCCGCCGCAGTCGAATATGGCACGGATGGACAGGCGGGGCAGGGCATGGTGCGGCTTGCCGCCAAGACATGGCCTGAAATCGTCGAGCGCGCCGCGCGCAACACGATGGATTGATTCCTCGAAATCTCAACAATCTAGACAAGGTGACGCATGGCGACGGCAACGGACGCTCTCATTCTGGCTGCGCTGCTGGATCATCTGGCAGCACTCCAACTCCAGCCGCCATTGCCGGTGGTGCAGCCGGGCATTGCCTTTCCGCCGGCGGGACAAGATAAGCCGGATAACTATCTGGCCGTCAGCTACCTGCCCAACCGCCCCCGGCAGGTAACGCTTGGCGACGATCCGCAGCAGAAGCTCGGGCTTCTGCAAGTTTCCGTCTATTGGAAGGCCGGCGGCGGGCTGATCAAGCCACTCGATGCCGCCGGCCGGGTCATCGACCATTTCAACAACAAGACGCTGTTCGCCTCTGGCGTGAAGATCACGATCAGTGGCGAGCCGTGGGCCGCAGGCCCGATCCAAGAGGATGACCGGGTGCAGATACCGGTCACCATTCCCTACACCGCCTTTGAACCGGAGACATGATCCATGGCGAACAAAAGCACGAAGAAGGGCTCGAAAGTCTACGTATGCGAGACGCCCCAGAATACCGACCTGACGGCCACCGCCTATGCCGCGCTGACCTGGGTGCAGGTGGGCAAAGTCGGCAAGGTCGGCGACTTCGGCTCAGAATCCACCATCAACAACTACAATACGCTGGATGAGCCGGTGCAGCAAAAGCAGAAGGGCGTTTCCAACGCCGGCGACCCGGAGCTCGAAGTTGCCTCCATCGCCGACGATCCCGGCCAGGACATTCTGCGCGTCTTCGGCGATCCCCTGAACATCAACAACATGGCGATCAAGGTCGAGCGCAACGACGCGCCGCAGGGCAAGACCAACACTGTCTTTTATTCGCGCGGCGTCGTTTCCGGCCCGCTCTATCCCGGTGGCGGCTCCGACGATTTCGATTTGGAGAAGTTCAAGATCGGCCTCAACCAGCTGCCGATCCGCGTCGATCCCGTCACCACTCCGTAAGCGCGATCTTTCGGAACCTTGCGCGCGTCGCTCTCCTGCGGCGCGCGGCCACTCCTACATGTCCCAACCGATAAGGTGTTTCCTTGGATATCTCCAGTCTCGTCAATTCCGAAGATCTCTTCGAGCTGCAGCTCCTGCATCCGGCCACCGAGGAGCCGCTCGGCATCTCCTTCATGATCCGCTCGGCCGAGAGCAACGAGGTGAAGAAGATCGTTCGCCAGCATAGCGACCGCTTCCTCGCGAGCCGCAAGAAGAAGCTGACCACCAGCAAGGTCGAGGCCGAATATCTCGACAAGGCGGCCGCCGCCATCGCCTCCTGGAGCTGGGGCGAGCAGCAGTGGAAGGGCGAGCAGCCGGTGCTCTCCTTCGAGAAGGCTCGCGAAGTCGTCGAGGACGCCGGCTGGATCTACGATCAGGTGGCCGGCGCCTCGGAGGACCGCGCAAATTTTATGAAGAGCTTGCCGAAGGGCTTTCAGAAGCCGTAGGGATCGTCGCCCGCTATGATTGCGTGCGCGATGCGAACGGCGAGACCCGGCGCGAACGCAACGAGGCCTTCGAGCTTTTAAGCCCGGAGGCCGAGGTGCCGGAGGCTGGCCATGCGCTCTGGGACTGGTTCTGGGACCTGCGCTCGGCGCAGGCTCCCGGCTTTTCCGGCCTGGTGCCGCTCTCCCACCAGGAAATGCTAGCCTGGCTGCAACTGACCGGCAACCTCCTGCGCCGCGAGGACATTGCTGTGCTGAAGGCGATGGACGGGCGCTATTGCCAGGCGGTGGAGGAGGAGATGGAGGCGATCAGGGTGCGGGAGGCGGGGTAGCTATCTCGCGTACTTAACCGTATGTGCAAAATACCACCGGAAAACACCCGAAAACTAACAGTTTCGATTCCTTTATCGTCCTGTAAAGCATTCGTCAGAGTCAATCCTCCCGATTGCATCTGTTGACTGAAGAATCTTCTCCAGAGTGTTTAGCATATCGGCAATGGCCTTAGAGGGAGCACCGATCGCTTTCAATTTGGATTTCTCCTCCTCGCGGACCAAGGGATAAAGGTCGGCTCCGAATACGTCACGGCATGCGTAAGCTATGGTCAGTTTGTGTAAAGATTGGTCGACGATTCTGCGTGACGAAGCGTTCGTATTGTGATTATTTTTGGCCGTCGCATTTGCGCTGGTAAAAAACAACGCAGCCAGCAATGTGATGATGCCTGAGGGCAGCTTCATCAAACCTCCTATTTCGATTTATTCTCGCCTTAAAATAGGCAGCCAATGTGCTTAGCCGCAGGCCTATCGATTTTCCGGGTACGCAAAATCGATATAGTTCTTTTGTGCAGTCTGAAGGTCGTGGTTTACGGTTGAAATATTCCACACGCATCCCTCGATATCCTCCTTCCGGCCAGATTTCTTTTCGCTCTCGACAAACTTTTCAAGTCTGTTGACTCGTTGTGCCGCCATTTCCGGTGACAAGCCGATTTGCTGAAACGCCTTCTCTGCATACGTCCGAATTGCGTTGTAATATGTCGTGCCAAGCACATCTCGGCATTGATAAGCAATCACGAAACTCACGTTCACACCATCGATGACTTTACCGGTCAGCTGAAGACGCTTTTGCTGATCGTCAGCCAAGGCTTGGGTGATGATTGTGCACGCGAAGAATGCAGTCAGAAGTAGTTTTAGCCCCATAGTCATGTCACTACACATACAAAAGTTGCGAAAATAGTCGATGCATATTGCCTCCATAGGTTGATCAAAACAGGCTCTGATATTGATGTTCATCCTAAGAGCCGTCTAAGCGTATCGCGAATCCAACCAGCATAAGGGGCGATTGGCTTTGAGTATCTCAACTCTTCTTCCGGTGTCGGCGGCGGATCGTTGCCGATGTCTCGTATTATCTGGGAAAATGCGGACTCATCCACTGGCGACGGGACGACCGACCAAATCGCCATTTGGGACGTGCTGCCGTCGGTGGAGAAGTATCGGCAAGTAACCGTTGTCGTGACGCGATCAGCATTCCTGTTCAATGCGCTGAAGTTCAGGATTCCGGTATAAATTACTGGCTTCAGCGCTCCCGTATCAAACTCCTTCAGGTAGAATTTTTTCAGATCGGGATGCCGTAATTTCTCGTCGAGTTCGGCTCTCGTGGCGGGCCTCTCACCGGGGATGAACCTGTTACGCTCATAGCTTGACGGTACCACGAGTGCTGGTTTCAGATTTTCCTCACAAGCCGTCACGATCGGCGGGTCGAAGGCGCCGCAACTGCTCAGCAGCGCCAACAGAAACGCCGTGATCACAATATTTGAAAACAACTTCATGAAATCCCCCGAATGCGCTGGGTGATTTCTGCCATCTATTCGAAAGGTACGCTAGTGGCTGATGTTGCAACTCTTGGTATTTCTGTTGATAGCTCGAATGTGCGGAAGGCGACTGGTGACTTGGATGGTTTTGCTGCAGCGATGGGGCGTGTGACAAATAGCTCTGGCGCAACGTCACGCGCGTTCAAGACCATGAATGGCGAGGCGAAGACGACTGGTGGAATCGTCGATAAGGCGGCCGCAAATGTACTAAAGTTTGGAACCAGTTACGGTCTCGCTGCGGATAAGTTGAGGGGAGGGCTGGTGGTCCTTGAAGCGCAGCCCAATAATGGCGCGCTCTCGTCGCATGCTTCTATGGCGGATACCCACGGCGCAGTCGCCGCTTCGGCAAACATACAATCTACGGGGGACAAGGATTATGATTATTTTCTAGCACATCGGGCTGATTTCGCCAACGATACAGGTAAAGGCATAGCGGATATCCTTTTGAGCGCTACGAGCTTCGCAGTGAAAGGCATAGCTAATGAAAAAATTCCTTATGTAGGTGAAGTTGGCGAGTGGGTAGGGAATTGGATAGAGTCCTTCAGCCCGGCGGTAATGCGTGAAAAATCTGCGGCACAGATCAAGTCTGACGCTCAGCTTGCCAGGGAAGTGCAATCCTTGCCAGGGCAGAAAAACAATCCGGCAGTTGCGAAATTTGCAGCTGAGAAGATCTCAAGAGAGGACCTTCTCAATCAAACTGTTGTATTTCGTGAGAGCGCGGACCGCACATCTAGTCAAGCTCTCGGTAAGTTCGAAAGTGTCGCGGGTGGGTTCGATGCATCACTTTCTGTTTCTGCAGGCAGGGCTGACAGTCAGCTTTTTGAGCTGGGAAATAGCTATGTGGACTTCAAGGATAAGCTTAAAGCGGGGACTGCCCAAATAGCAGATGCGCTGAACTTTGATAAAGTTTTGTCAAAGACGGCGGCACAAATGCCTGACTATCCTGAACTTGCTGAGTTTTCCAAGAATTTCAAAGGCGTTCTCGGATCTATTACACAGGACTTGACTGTCGCGAATGGTTTAAAAGCGCAACATGAACTGTCTAATAGACCTCAAAGCGTCGCTGTCGATCCAGCAAAACAGGCCGTTTTCGCCCAAGGTGGCACCAGCGCGAATATGCTCCTTCCAAATATCTCTGCTTTCTCTCGCGTCAGCCCACTTGCGATTGAAATGACATCGAAGCAGCCAATCGCCAACAATATTGGTGTTCGAAATAGTCAAAAAGATGAGCTTCAGGGCGTTCAACAAGCCACGGACGCTCTTACGAAATCCTCCAAGGACAACACCGAACAGACCAAACTTGGCACCCAAGCCTCCACCCAATCCGCTGCCGCAACGGACAATGTAAAGTCGAAGGTCGTCATGCTGAAGCAAAGTCAGGACGAGCTTCAGAAGAGCTGCGCGGTACAATTGGCGCAAATGCCGCAATTGACCAAGGCGGCCAACGATCAGGCTGATGCCTATCGGCGCGTTGCCGATGCGCAGGCGCTGCAGAAACTGGCGGGCGATATCCAGTTCCAGCAGGATCAGATGGGCCGCTCGACCGTCGACCAGACGGTTGCTTCGACACAGAAACAATATGGTCTGCCGGTCGATATGAACTCGGCCTCGGCCAATATCATTCGCTACAATGAGCAGCTGAAATACGCCCGCGAGCTTGCCGGCGATTTCGCCTCGACGCTGGTCAGCGGCTTGCGCAATGGCGAGGGCCTCTGGAAATCCCTGGGGAAGGCGGCGATTTCCGTGCTTACCAAGATTTCCGACAGGTTGCTGAACGATGTGCTCAATAGCCTGTTCAAGGTCAATAGTGCCGCTGCGGGCGGCGGGCTGTTCGGTGGCGGTGGTATTCTTGGCGGGCTCTTGGGCGGAGGCGGCGGGCTGGATCTCGGCATTCTGGCGCGATCGCCGCAGGCGGCGGCAGCCGTTGCGAGCGGTATTCCCGGCCTTTGGGCCGATGGCGGCTATACCGGCCCCGGCGGCAAGCATGAGCCGGCCGGCATCGTTCATGCCGGCGAGGTCGTCTGGAGCCAGAAGGATATTGCCCGGGCGGGCGGGGTCGGTGTCGTCGAGGCGATGCGGCTTGGGCGGCGTGGCTATGCCGATGGCGGCGTGGTCGGCGAGGGCGGGCCGCAATTGCTGCGGGCGCCGCCGGATGCTGCCGTTCCCGTCCGTCGCCTGAGGGCCGATAACCAGAACGATGCCTCCGGCTCCGCTTCCGGCGTGCATGTCACGGTCGGCGTTTCCGTCGATGAGGACGGCAATCTCAAGGCTTATGTGAAGAATGTCGCGCAATCGGAAGCGCAGAGTTCGACGCGGCAGGGGCTCAATGATTTCAATCAGCAGCTTCCCGATCGC